TTCGCTGAAGAATATCACCAGACTTAATTACACCGTCGACTCTATTCTTAATGGCTTTATTAGCTGCATATGCCGCACAAGCACCGATGGTAAGCGCAGCGGACGCAGCTAACAGCTTTTCTGTACGTATACGATTGTTAGCAGCAGCCTGAGCTTCTTCATCATTCATGCCCATCTTTTTATACTGTTCTTCTAGCTTCAAACGATGTTTGGATTTATCGGAAAAATCTATATCTTTTTCACGAATTCTAGAAACTTCTTTATTCGTATCGTATTTCAGTTTGAGATTCTTATAATTAGTTCTATCCGATATAAATTGCTTTTGCGCTTCTTCGTATACTTGATAGTTTTTAGGAGTAGGTACATTTTGATATCGGTTTGACGCTTTAGACGCAACTTTGCTAGATTCATTCATCCTCTTTTTAGCAGCATCTAATTCTGACTTTTGCGTGATAAGATCTGGATTATTGTAATACCGTTTCTTTCCCGCAGGGGTTAAAGAACCGTCCTGATTCTGATATCGACGTACGCCCCACTTCATGCCTTTAATGCCATGATGGTATAAAATATAATTGCTAATATCGCTCACCTCCTTACTCAAAGGCGTCTTTATTAAGTTTGTAAGCGACATAAGCATCCATCATAGCGGCAACGGCGTCGATCTTCTGATCATATCGCTTCTTCCAAAGTTTACGGTTACCATTTGTATCTTCGAGAGTGATACAGTTGCCCATTGCAAAGGTCATAAGCTCTTCATCAAACAAGAGCATTCTCTCTTCAGAAAGTTTCTTCAATTCGCCGAGAGGTACAGACTCCGTTTTAGCACCCTGAATAACTTTCTCGACACCAAATGGGCCATTCTCGTCAACCCAACGTTTAACAAATGCTTGGGCGTTATATGGGTCGTAACCGAAGCAACGAACATCGTATTCGGTTCGAACAATATGGTCATCAAGATCCTCGTAAACTTCCATCATGTCCAACACGGTTCCTTCGAGAACTATCAGACTACCTTCTTTGACAAATTGGTCGTATTTCATACGCATTGCCGAAGGGAGTTTCATAAGAGTATTGGAAGTGATATAGTTTCGAGTCTTTATGCCAAACGATCCATTCGTTAATGGGAACATAAACGTGAACGCACAGAAGTCGTCGCCTTGCGAAAGGTCGGCGCCAAGTGCACACGGCATACCCCAGAACTCTTTTTTTCGATGCGGAAGGGTTTCTTCATAAGTGAAGTAATATGTATAACCTTCCATCGGGATACCGAATCGTTTAGCCAGAATATCGTTTCTGACAGCAGGTGCTTTCTCAGCTCGCTCGACATCGAGCTGGTAAGTTTCATAGCTAACAGTCTTACCAAGATTCGGATTAGCTTTAAGCCACATCTCGGGCTCCGCTACTTCATCGATAGAATCGAGCTTGTACCACCAGATAGAGACGTGAGGATTCTGGTATTCTCCTTTGAGAATGTCCATTAACTCCATTTTGATTGTATCGCCGCATCCGTTTCGGACAGTACCTTCGGAACTAATAGCAACGATCAGATAGTCGTTGTCCTGGTCGGCACCGCCCTGTTCCTTGGTGGCACCCTGTTCGAGAGCGCCAATAGGATCTTCCTTAATGTCGCCAGAAAGCCATTCATCAACCGTGGCGCACTTGACCTGTAAGCCCTGAAGCTTATCGATAGACATGGGGCGAATCTCTAATAGAGAATTAGTAAGGAAGTTTTCAATACCCTTCTTAGTAGAAGCGAGTTTCATACGTTCGGCTCTGGAACCGGTAGTATTCTGGAGAGAACCCTCAGTTAAGAATTTGAACAAAGGCCCTCTAGCTCGAGTGATAGCAGTACGAATGGGCGACAATACCTCTTCCGCCTGTTTCATAGTAGGCGCAGTAGTAATCTGATGCGTAGTAGCAGTGTTGATGTTCAGAAAGAAATTCTGAATACAAGATGCATACATAGACTTAGCAGCACCACGAGCAACGATAAGATACTGCTTGTTTACAAGTCTCTTCTTGATAGTTTTCTTCACATAACGGCCGCCATGACCGCTAGGATCGGGTACGTATACGCTTCGGTCTACAAAGTAGTACCATCCGAATATCTGCTCTGCCCATAACTTGAATGTGTCAAGTAACCGCAAGTCTGAGCCATCAGTAAGAGTGAGCTCGTTCTCGCAGAAATTAACAAAACCCTGGATAGCTTGGTCGTCATACCAAATTCCAGGGTTAGCGATTAGAGCATCTATTCGGTTCATCTCCATAGAGACGGTTTCGCATACAGGTATTTCACCTCGAATTACGGCATCACGAAACATGCCATAGTATTTCGGGGTGGCAGTGTTTGATAATGCCATTTTGGGTTCACCCCTTAAGTTCCTTAATAGCAAGAGCTATAGCTAAAGCAGAGCTGCCAACCGCAAGAACAGTGCCAGCGGTATCGAGTATAGAACTAGCTACCTCTCTGCCTTTAGAAATTTTAGGAGCTTGCTCCGGAGCGAATAAGTCATTATACTGTCGCTCGAGATTGGCACGATTAATACGATCTCTAAGCTCCTGATCACTCATGCCACTAAGATCCAGCTTTTGTTTTTTAGAAGATCCTCTGGTACTACTTTCGATGTTCTTAAGCTGCCGAGTCATATCGGAAGTAGAATCTACTACTTTCTTAGTTCTACTAATATCTTCTTTAACCCAACGACGAGCATCGGGGCCGTCTATGACAATGCGATTATCTTTCTTCTTAGCATTATTCTCGCTAATATCGCGATCGTAGCGCTTTCTACCAGCCGGGGTCAGAGAGCCATCCTTGTTCTGATAACGTCTAACGCCCCACTTCATGCCTTTGATACCGTGATGGTATAATTCATACTCCATTTTGAATTCCTCCTTCCCCTGAGAATGTTCATATGTAATGGATGGATTTAAGCTTGTTCAGATCCCATTCGAACAGCATAAATCTTTTATGTGAACCGACGAAATCTTCCTTATCAGACCACTCATCGGTCTTACTGCCTGTAGACAGTCTGCGGATCATAACTCCATGAATGTCAGACTCAGCTTCACGATGAAGATGACCCGCATGAACCTCTCGAACAGTCGCATTAGCAAACTCGGTAGGGAAACTAACGGGGAAGATCTGAGCGAGATTCTTAGGAGTAGCCTGCTTCGAATCGCCATGAGTCACCATGATAGCATTCTTGCCATAGCTTACGACTTTTCTATTAGTAATAGAGTCGTCGACAATGATGCTACCATAGCGCTCGAGCAGCACCTGGACAAACATCCACGAGATGCTTCGGTCATGGTTACCGGCGGTGTACATAACCGACACTTCGCTGGAATGAGAAAGAGCCGCATCGATGATAGCATACATAAACTGCTTGCCATCTCGTACGGCTCTAACCATATCAACTTTTTCAATTACAGTACCCTTGGTAGTCTGTCCATTTACAATGCTGTCATTGTGGAAGAAGTCCTGACCGAAAGGAATCACGATGCAATCCCAGTGCCGACTTTTGATGATGCCGAGAATCTCATTAAGCACCGGCTCATAGTAATCCATAAAGGCTATACCCCAATGCATATCGAACAGAGGAATCTCGAGCATTCTGTCAGAAGATTCGAAAGTCTTCTCGGAATACTCATAAGGTTCGACCGCTTCACGGACACCGGTCAGGAATTCCTCAAGATCAATGTCTCCCGCTCGCTTCTTAATCCATGCCTGGATTATCTCGCCATCCTTGCTAACCTGGACCGTAGCATCATGAGCGATGAAGCCTTCATAAGTACCCTTCTCAAGAGTGAGATCTTCTGTATACTTCTTATCCATCCAACGCTTTATAGAAGTTGTAAAAGCTTTATACGATTGAGGAATATCAAACTGGTTGACGAAGTAATCATCATAGATTTCTCTTAAGGAGGTCCCACTTGCGAACATATCACAACATGTCTTCTTGACCTCGATAGGAATAATGTTCGCCATTTTGAATTCCTCCTTTCTTTTTAAGTTTTAATCTCGATGTAATCCTTATCACAGTAACCCTTAAGACCGGAAGAAGTTACCACCATGTAGAACTCGGAATTCGACTCATCTTCATTGATGATCACCTGAGCTCCCTTAGGAATGTCTCCTATGATTTCAGCATCAGGATCAGGCTTAACTCGAATAACCAGCTTCACACAATCTACAACGATACCGACCATAGTCTTACCTTCGGGACTAGATTCAATGATCTTAGTTTCCGCTTCAGCATTAAGGCACCACTCGTATTCGCTAATCATCTGCTTAAGCGCTTCTAGCGCAGAAGAGGCAGAAGGCGGATCGAACTGCATTCGGACCTTGGCGCCCATGTATGCCTTAGTCGATTCACGAAGAAACTTATCATAAGGAATAAACTGTTCCCAGGTTTCACTAGAGCCGGTAACTACAAAACCTTCAGAAGGACCGACACCAATCTGCTTTAATCTGAGAAGCGTACTGTTGATGTACATGATGATTTGATCGTCGTAGGCTTTGTACTCTTCTGTCATACCGGCAAGTTTCTTAGTTGATGTCAGTATACTAGTCATAATTAATCTCCTTAGGGATTGACTTCAATGTACTTGCGCATACAATAGCCTTCCATGCCGGCGGGAGTGCAAACTGCATAGAACTCGTCGGTGGACTCAGCTTCATCGATGACCACTTCGGTGCCGCGAATCAGAGTACACATAATCTCAGCATCAGAGCTAGGCTCGAATCGCATGTTAAGCTTGGAGCAATCGACAACAACGCCGGTAACTTCCATCATAGGAGTGGACTCAACGACGGGAGCCTCTTCGATCATGGAAGGCTCTTCGGGAGTTTCCTCGACCGGAATAGTCTCGACTTCCTCGATCACAGTTTCAGGTTCAAC